CCCGATCTGAGTATAATGCGACCATAGAATAACCCAGACGTAACCGAGGTAGACTTCTAATCTATTAAACGTAAATGGAGTTGAAAATGGGGGTTCGAGTCCCTCCGTCTGGACCAATACACATTACTTTCAATAATATAATGGAAATTAATAACTATGAAAATAAAATCTTTAATTGTAGGATCATTTCTATTACTGAGTAGCCTTTCGTATGCGGCTCCACCAGAAAATGCTGATCCGGCATTGGGACCATTTTTCAAGTCATTAAAAATTCCAGGAACTAATGTATCCTGTTGTGATATGTCAGATTGTCGCCCCGTTGAAATTAGAATCAATAATAACAAACTAGAAATTTTTACTAATTCTAAGACGTTTTCAGATGGAACAAATGAATGGGTGGTTGTTCCAGAAGGTAGAGTATTAAGCCCAAGAGAAAATCCTGTTGGAGAACCAATAGCTTGTTGGAATAAACCAATTGGTGTTATTTGTTTTCTTAATGGATCAGGAGTTTAATCAATTTTATAAAGGAAATATATTATGCCAAATACTCAAATTATTAAATATACACGGCCATAAGGATATTATATTGAAAAATAGTAAATATATTGTATATCTAAATTGTTGTCATTTAGAAAAATGTGATTATTATGATTATAAAGAAGATATGGAAAATAAACTTAGGAAATTTTTAGATAGTAATGATATATTAATTATTATTGATAATACCCAATCAACATCAATTTTAGAGGTATAAATAGGAAATAACTTAGGGTGCCAGAAATAGCTTTATGGGCCACTCTGCAAAAGTGGATTAATGTGGGTGCAAGTCCCATCCCTAAGTCCAATTTTCTATCTATATTTACTGTTCAGTAAATATCTTAGATTTATTCCATTTATAGAAGGTAAGGAAAGATTATATTGAAGTTGTTTCTAGATCAATCAATATAATGGATGACTGATCATCATTCAAACAGAGCATGGGCACACTATAAATCTTGTAGTGAGATACCGCACTGGCCAAGCTATAGATGGGATAAATTTAAGACAATATAGGAATCAATGATATGACAATTTTTAGATTTCTTGTAGTGAATAGAAATAATAATCTTTTGAAAAAATTTACTAATTCAAAAGCAGTAGAATTATTTCTTGGAAATAAGAATGTTAATGACTATATCATCATTAAGAATGACTCTGATGCTGTAAGAGTTGTGAATTTACATGATTTGAATAGTCCAGTTAAAAGTGATTAAAAAAGGGATGGTATACCACTAAAGACGTGGCCTGGACTGTAAATCCAGTGTTCGATTGAACTGATAAGGAGCGTTACCTTGACATCCCACCAAATTTTTCTATTATTGGTTAATATATAAAATATAACCATAACAATCCCGCCGACCCGAGCAAGCGAACGGGCTGGTCTGTTAAACCAAGTTTGCCAGGAGCGTTACCTGGGGTGGGAGCCATTTTCTTCTTGACTTCGATAATCAGATAGAGTAGTATCCACAAACAATGAAGCGCGGGCCTGTAGCTTAATTAGTTAAAGCCGTCACCTCATAAGTGATTTTATGTCAGTGCAAATCCGACCGGGCCTACCAAATTATTATAAAAATTTCTTTGTTTAATATTACGTGTAGTCATTTTTAGTTTATTTTTATTTCCACCTTTATAAGTTTCAGTTTGACTATGACAATTTGGACAAAGTAATCTTAAATTGCTGATAGAATTATTGTCAGAATTACCATCAATATGATCTAATTGTAAAGTAATTGGAGAGTTTAACCAAGTAGATAAATTACATATTACACAAGTATAGCCGAAAGTATTTCGTAAATATTTTTTCAATAATACGGGATTATTAACTTCACCTAACAATATTTTAGGAACAAAAACGTTTTTATATTTATGCGTTGAATTGCATGTTGATGAACAGTATATTTGTCTAGATGAAGATGTAGGCTCACCACATTCTAGACATTTATTTTTAGGTCGTCCATGCCTTCGTTTTCCAATATTATTAGATGAAGCTGAACAAGAACTTGAACAAAATTTAGGATTTTTGGTTTCAACACCACAAGAAAAACAAAACATTACATTATACTCCAACATATAAGGATATATAGTAATGTAAAGTATATTAATGCTCGAATTTATCACATAAAGGAATTACATCATGGCACCAGTAAATCTTCGCAAGGCTTCCGTTATTCAGCGCAACATTCAGGCGCGTATTAAGGAATTACAATCTTCCTTAGAAATCAATACACGCACTATGGATATTTGGAATACTAATCCAAACAAATTCGTGGTGGATAGTAGTGATGCTGCACACAATAATATTGCACAGGTTGTTAAGCTGCGCCGAATTCTGGGTGATATTCGTCATAGTGTTGGTGCCGCAAATCATAATTGTGGAGTTAATGCCTACCTAACTTCCAGAGAATTAATTAAGCATAACGTTAGTATGTTTAATTCTCTGCGGAAAGCTGATATACAACTATCTCCCGAGGAATTGGAAAGTAAAATTCAGTATATCAAAAAGTCTGATACTACTGATACTTCCTCATATGGTCGAGGTGCCTATGGTCGGAATTCCTCTGCTTCTTCTGTGGAAGTAAATATTTTCAATAAGGAAGATATTGAAAACATGGAAAACATGTATAATAGTTCCAAAGCCGATCTTGTCGTAATTGAGGATGAATTACTTCGCATCAATATGAATAGTAATATTACTATTTCCGAAGTAGATTATTCCTTTCTAAAAGAATTACATCTGGTATGACCGTATACTGGATGTGATACTACTATTATGGTTATGGTAGAGGTATAATTTAAAATAACAAACGACCGGGGCATTTAGCCAAATATATCTTGATCTTTTCTTTAAATTATTCTAATTAATTAGAATTTGTATTTTGATGAAAAGTTATGATTTCTTGTTGGTTGTATTTTGTTCGTTGTTCTTTGTTCTTTGTTCAAAATTATATTTTATCGTGCCATAATAGTAGTAGACTACCATTTATTATATTTAATAGAGGAAATATATTATGAAAATTTGGGACAAAGAGCAAAAAGAGCAGGATTAGAACATACTATATCAATAAATGATATTATTATTCCAGACTATTGCCCAGTCTTTGGAATAAAACTAGAAACTGGGGATAGAAAAAATCATAATAACGCACCAAGTATAGACAGAATTGATAATAATAGAGGTTACGTTAAAGACAATATAATAGTAGTTTCTACTAGAGCAAATATATTAAAAAAGGACGCGTCAATAGACGAAATTATTATGTTAGCCAAATTTTATACTAGATTAAAGGAGATTTGAAATATGAATATTTTCTATTTGGATCATGATCCTTATGCTATTCCTCCAATGATGGTTGATCGCCATATAATAAAAATGATTCTAGAGTCAGCCCAGATGCTATCAACGGCCCATAGAATTGTTGATAATGTAGATAATGATGTATTATATAAAGCCACTCACGTAAATCATCCATCAACAAAATGGATTCGTGAAAGTAAGTCTAACTATAATTGGTTATATCATCATTTCTGCTATCTGGGAATGGAGTATAATTTTCGTTATGGTAAAATTCATAAATCTATTTCTAAGCTATCAGATATTCTAAGATATGCACCTAAAAATTTAGTAGATATTGGTCTGACTAAAATACCATGTGCTATGCCCCAGGAATATATTATCTCTGAGGATTCAGTAGTCAATTATAGAAATTATTATATTAAAGGTAAGTCTCATTTACATAAGTGGACAAAACGCACGCCCCCAGAATGGATTTCATCATAATGTATTTTACCAAATTAGAATTTAAAACTTCATTCGTATTATTTGAAATTGAACGAAATATTACTAAATTTAAAAGGCGATTAGCTAAGTTTAAAGAAGGTAATGAATTAATTGAAAATGAAATTACTAAACTTGAATTATTCAAAAGTTTTATTATTGAATCTCAACAGGAGTATATTCAATTAGATTTTGAAACATACTGTAAATTAGTAGATTGAAAGATATAAAATCATAAATAATAACGATAAATTAACGGGGATTTAACATGGTTCCAGCAGGGGGGAAGCATCTTTTAATTGACTATTGGGATATCCGAGAAGAATTATTAGATGATGTGAGTAAGATACAGGAAATTTTAATTGCTGGTGCCGAATTAGGTGGTGCCACGGTTTTATTTTCATATATGCATCCCTTTGGGGAAGATTATGGAGTAAGTGGAGTAATAGTGCTTGCAGAAAGTCATATTTCATGGCATTCTTGGAAAGACGAAAATTTCGTGGCGATTGATATTTTCATGTGTGGAAATTGTGATCCAGAAATTACTGAAAATTATTTTAACAAAATGTTCCAGCCATTACGGAGTGTGAAACATTTAAGAATGAGAGGGAACTAAAATTATGGAAAATAAGTATTGGGGTTATCATGGAATTTTTGATTGCTATAAAGGTGACATTTCAAAGGTTACATCCCCAAAAAATATTAAGGATTTTATCATTGATTTAGTTAAAACTATTGATATGGTTGCGTATGGTGAACCAATTATTGAGCATTTTGCGCTTCATGATCCTGAGAAGGCCGGATGGTCATTGGTTCAATTGATTGAAACTTCCTCAATTACTGCACATTTTCTAGATAAGACTGGTGATTTTTATATGGATGTATTCTCATGTAAACCATATGATATTCAATTAGTGAAAAATTGTATTCAGGAATATTTCAATCCAGAAAATATTGGAACAATTACATTAGCTAGACAGGCTAATCCTATTAATCAAACTAATTCGTAAATATATTATGGAAAATAGTAGACAAATTATACTTGATAAATTTAATGAAAACGAAAAGGCCATTACAAATAGTATTAAAGAATTATCTTCATTACGAGATGAACTTCATAGTTTAAGAATAGCTTATGGTAAGTCTAATGAAACAAAATATTTCCACAATGAACTTATTCTTATTAGTAAATAATTACGAGTAAGAATACTTAACGTGCTATATAAAAATAGTGCCTTGATATGAACAGGGCTTCATGTTAAACTATCGGCGGGCTTATGTCCCGCCTTTTTTATTTATAAGGAGAAGTATTTTGAAAAAGTTTGGAGCAATTACTTTGCTCATTATAGGGATGTTAACATTCAATAATGGACAAGTGTATGCTACATCAACTAATTCTGGTGATAGTAATAAATTAAATATCGTAAAAACATATAATGCCAAGGTATCTTGGTATAAACATGGAACAAAAACCGCCAATGGTGAAAAATTCAATCCTAACAATCTGACTGTAGCCCACAAGAATCTACCCTTCGGAACCCTGGTTAGATTTACCCATCCTGACACACAGAAGACCGTCATAGCCCGTGTAAATGATCGAGGACCCTACACCAAGGGTAGAGAGTTTGACGTGTCTCTGCGCTGTGCTGTATACCTTGGCATTAAATATGTTGGGGTGACTAAATTGAAGGTTGAAATTCTGAAATCCTAATAGGAGATATATTATGAGTGAAATTTATACAAATGGGTTTAATGTCCATGATCATCTAAAAAATAATACATTAGAAGAATTGCAGGAAATTTCTATGAAAGACAGATTGAATTTTTCTGTATGTCTATTCAATCTGGACTATGATAATAATATCGGTAACTGCATTCGCACCGCTCATATTATGGGAGCGAAGAATGTTTATATTTTTGGTAAGCATCGGTTTGATTCTAGGTCTACTGTTGGCTGTAAGAATTATACTAATATTATTCGCCATACAATTCCAATTGATTTATCTGAAAATGATTTACGAAAAGAATTTAACCGAATGATGGTTGCTAATAATATGGTCCCATTATTCATTGAGAAGAACCAGAATTCTATTTCTATTGATGAATTGCCAAACTGGATGGATAATGATAATTTTGACTATTGGTATCATTATTGGGATAGATCACCAAATTTTACTCTAGTATTTGGGAATGAGAATAAAGGTATCCCTGATAGTATCGGTAATAATTGCAATAGATTTCATATTCCACAATTAGGTGTAATTCGATCATTAAATGTTGCTTCTGCTGCGGCTATTGCAATGTATGAAATGAATAAATACTGTAGTCAACATCAATAATAAGGATTAAATAATGCATATTTTAATTTACACTAAATCTGATTGTCCGTATTGTGTGAAAACAAAGCAATTTCTACGAGACAAAAATTTAAATTATAATGAGAAAGTTATTGGTGTAGATATCACATCAGAAAAGTTTACTAGAACAATTCAAGCAACAGTTCCAGCTATTTTTATTGATGATAATTTCATTGGTGGATATGATCAATTAATGATGCTCAATACAGTGGCGCCAGAAATATTAAATGGATAATAAAATCATTGACTACTCCTTATTAAAGGGATATGCATTAGCTATCTTTTATAAGAAAGATGGGTCATATCGTAGAGTAGTTTGCACCACTAATCTAAAATTAATCCCAAAGGATAAATGGCCAAAAACCAATATCCCCTGGGATGATAATGTTAGAATTTTTGATTTAGATGAAAATAAATGGAAGTCTTTTAAGAAAATTAATTTTATTGGTTTAGTTGAATTACAGAAACGATAGAATATTACACTTTCTCAAAATGATATCCCCAGAATATTTTCATTAATATTCTTTTCCATCTAGCTATATCATATCTCACAGTATAGAAAAATGTCTCATATTCACCCAAGGGATAAATTTTCCATTTAATGGATTCCTGATCGCGTGTAGTGTATAGTAATATATTTTTTGGTAAATCTAATTCATAAATATCTTCCATACTCATATCCGTGATTTCATTATTTGCACTATTTTTATTATTACTACTCATTATCATTAACCTTTTTCTTTTCAATTATATTAGATTTTACTATTCTACAAAAAATCCATTCATTATAATAATCATCTTTTTCTAGGACTTTTCTAGAAAACTGTTCCCTGGCTTCATGATAAGTGGCCAGGGATTTTTTATGACATAAATGTAGAATTTGTCTACTAAAATTTTCCTTACCATATTCCTTAACGTCTAATAATAAAGATTTGGATGATCCATAATATTTCTTCCAATCACTTTCTTTTTTCACCGTCTTCTTTAATTTTCTCGTTCCCTGCTTAACCCTGAGAATATTAACAAAGGTTTTCTTACCAATATATTTTTTATTATTGATAGTATTAGTGATGATATAAACAAAACATAGACTATTCTTTATATCATCACTTGTAAAATTTTTATTTTTATACGTCCAGGGATTGTCATAGTCCATAATTAATTATTCGTCTAAATCTTCGTCATCGTCATCATCATAAAAATCTTCGTCTAAATCTTCACCACAATATGGACAATAATTTATTGAATCACCATCATTCCCTTCTTCATTAAGCACAACACTAAATTCAGCATAACAATGATTACATGCAATATTCATAACTTCTCCTATTAAACTTTAAATACTAAAAAATCTTTTTCTAACTTTCTTGATTCTACTGTATCATATTTAGATAGTAGATTTCGCATTACCCATTCCCATTGATTTGAAATTTTCGTAATGTTGTATCTAGTATCTGTATATGTCTTAACATAATTTAAATAATTTTCTAATTTTTTCTCTTTGATTTGCATAATTGCTGAATGTAATGTCTGTAGAAAAATATTCGCATGATTGCTATGGTCACTGTCCCCCTGATACATGAGATTAAGCCCACCAGACGTGTCAGGAAGGGCCGCAAAGTTTGGATGGACACAAAGTAGCCCAGCACTCATAGCCTCGATCAGCGCCCTACAGGAAGTCTCCTGCCATATACAAGGATAGGCGAAGATATCTGATTCTGATAAATATTCTCTAACCGTATCATATGGAGCAAACCCATGATAGGTAATATCTTTATGTTCATTACATTTATCATAAATGGCCTTAAAATGGTTATCAGATTCTTCCCAACCATAAATTTTAAAACTAGAAAATACATTCAAATGAATATCATCAAAATGTTCTGCTAATTTTTCAAATACTGGAACTAAAATACCTAATCCCCTCTGGGGTGTTGATGTGTAAATAATATTTACTTTCTTTTTCATATGTAATGATTTGTCTAATGGAGTAATACCATTCTCAATTACAATATCATTATCACTATATGGAATTCCTAATTTCTCCCGAAACATATTATATTGCCAATTACTGACATATACAATTTTATGAAATTTACTTCTGAAATTATGGTCCTTTAGTTTATTACATTCTGGGTCTTCTGGTAAATCATGAACCCAATAAATTCTAATTTTAGATTCGTCTAATTCTCTGACCCTGGAACAAATAATTTGAAATTCAGATTGTAAATCCTGGGGCAGTAGCCTAGCTAGGTGGCGCTTGGCGAGTTCAGTGCCGCCATTAGCATTGATGGAAATTTCATTTTCTTCAAACATAAGTGTCTAATACCTTTTCATAACTTAAAATTGGAATATCGCATTTTTTAAGGAAATTAATTCCTTCCAGGGAGCGGTATACATGCTTGTATATAACTTTACTTGCTCCTGCTTGGTATATAGCCTTAGCACATTCAATACAGGGGGAATGTGTGGTGAATAATACCGAATTCTTTGAACTGTCATTTGATTGTGCTAATTTCATGAGACAATTCATTTCCGCATGTATGACTTCCGGTTTAGTAACTAATTTGCCGCCAATTAATTCCTCACATGCATTATCCCAGCCACTTACAGTGCCATTATATCCAATACTAAGAATTCTATCATTATTTACTGCTATACAACCAACTTTTAATTTAATAGCCGAAGAAAGTTTTGATGTTTCCTCGGCTATATTCATAAAATAATTAATAAATTTTAATTTCATTATGATAAATCGTCCTTGTCTCTAATACCTTTATATGATGGATGGCGAGGTAAATCCTTCATTCCTACTGGAAAATATCTATATTTGATAATTAAACCTGATACTTTATCTCTATTTTCCCAGAACCATTTTCTATCATCATCATTAAATCCAGTCCCTAGACCAAATTCTAGGCCATTATGAATATCTCTTACATGTAGAACTCCCATAGTATCCATTGGCACTAGGTCTGCCTGCGCGGATGATCTAGCTGTTCTACCTAATTCATTAGTAAACGATGGATTATCATTATGATATTTACATTCCATGGATAGAATTACTGCCTCAGAATCTACAAACCGTTTCAGTTTACCCAATCCACCTTCCTTAGCTGTAGATCGGCCATATTTGTAGTGTGATTGTGGACTTCTTACCATTACACCTTCATAGCCTAATTCAGTATAATAAACTTCAAGAGCATTTAGTTCGTCTATTGAATGAATTACTTTATTGGGAAGAATTGATACATTTGTTTTAATTTTTAGATTATCGTCATTATTAATAAAATACATTCTATCTAAAAATTTATAATCTGGCAATTTAAAATTATCGAAAATATAAAATGTAGTATATTCTTCACCATCAAAAGACATTACATTTGATGTAGTTTTATTAAAGACATTAGGATCGGTTAGATTTCCAGTAATTAATTCTCCATCATATCCAATCAATTCTTTAAAATTAAATTTTTGTTGAACCATTCTATTCCGAATGGGTTTTAATGAACGAGATAATACTCCATCTTCAGTAATTGCCGCACGAATACCATCAATCTTTGGACTTACATATAGAAAACCATCTCTTTCTAGCAATTTTTCAAAAATTTCCAAATCACCACTATATGCAAGCATAGGTTTAAATGTTTTCATTATTTAATCTCCAAAATTTAAATTAACCAATCTAAGATTATTGGGCCATTATAATCATTTTCAAAAATATACCAAAAATACTCACTATTATCAAAATTTATATTATCCATCCCATCTAACTCCCATTTAGGTCTATTTGGGATTACTAAAATTTGTTTTAATTTTTTTAAATTATTAAACCAAATAGTTCGTTTTTGTGTGCCTATCCAAGAAGATTTCTGTAAAATGATAACTCTATCTGAATATAATAATCCTTTTTCTACAAAATGACAAGCAAGACTAAAAGGAGGATTTGTTATAATAGAATCATATTTTTCTCGTATTTCTTCCAGTAAAAAATCTCCAATTATACAATTGTTTTTACCTAAAATATTCAAAATCCCATTATTATTCCAATTATCGTATTCTTCAACTCTAATGTCAATTATTTTATGATTGTTGATATTAGATTTATTTTCTATAATATATTTAATCATTCTGCCGTCACCCGCTGATGGGTCCAATATTCTTCCTGAAAAATATTCCGGGTAATTATCTATTAATTTTTTATAAACATATATTGGACTTCTAAATACTTCATATTGTTTATGTTCTAATTTTAAATTAGATTTGATTGTTCTTTTATCTATTTTCATTATTATATTCTCATTTAGTATTTCCATACATCTCCCCATGATCCTTCCAGGGCACCTTTAGAATAATCTGTGTTGTTGCTTTCAAAAAAGTTACCGTGGGTTTTAACGTTAATCATATACTCTACCCAGGGTAGTGGATTTTTCTTAATTTTGAATATTCCTTTTAGTCCTAGTGAGATTAATCGTCTATCACAGATATAACGAATATATTGTTTAACTTCATCTGCGGTTAAATTTTTCATTGGTCCCATTTTGAATGCAAGATCAATGAAGTTATCTTCTAATTCAACAATTTTAGTTGCCATACTATAAATTTCAGATTTCAGTTTATCTTTCCAAATATGTCTATTTTCCTCAATGTATGCACGAAACAATTTAATCATATTATCACAATGATGAGATTCGTCAACAATGCTCCATACGATAATTTGTCCCATTCCCTTCATCATACCATTACGTTGAAAATTAAGCAACATAACAAAACTACTGAATAACTGAACACCTTCGGTAAATGCTGAAAATGCTGCAATTTGTTGTGCCAATGAATTTTCATCAGATGATGCAATATTTTCAAAGAAATCATGTTTATCGGCCATTTCTTTATATTGATCAAATTCTTGGTATGTTGTTTCTGGCATACCAAGACTTTCAATTAGATGTGAATATCCTGCAATGTGAATGGATTCTCTATTGGCAAATGACAATAACATCATTCTAACTTCTGGTTGGGGAAAATACGGAAGATATTTTGTTACATATCCCTCTGAAACGTCACAATTTCCAGAAATTAAACTATATCCGTTTGATCTAACTAAAATCATTCCTGATGGGACAGTTACACAATGAACCATTCCATCATATTGTTCTTCAGTTTTATTAACATGTTGACAATCTTGATATCCTAATTTACCTATAGTAACTTTATAAATATCTTTATATCTTTCTTCTCTATCATCTTTTTTTATTTTTATAGAAGCTCCATATCCACCTAAACATGCAACTGAATACACTTTATTTGCTGCGTCAATATTAGTATTATAATAATATCTATTTTCATGTTTATCAGTATGTCCATCCCAAAACACTACTTCTTCACAAAAATCCTGACACCAAGTATAATTTAGATTTTCTAAATCTATCCAAGAAAATTCTTTGCACATTTTAATATCTGATTTAACATAAAAAGTTGTCATAGGTCCAGTTAACCTATCTTCAATATATTCATTGTATTTTAAATTAGATTCATCTAATAATTGTCTAAATCTATTAATTTTTCTTTCTTTTGAGAATGTAAATCTATGTGGGATATAACCTAAATTGCTACCATTCACGTCTTTATGTAAATTTCCATCAGCTTGAAACGCTATCCAAATTCGTTCTAATGGGGTAAGAATTTTATGATCCCCAATAATTTTACCTGCCGTTTTTAATTGTTTTCTTTGATATAATTTAATATTTTTTGCAGTTTCTTTTTTTAATATATTTTTATATGAATAAACCACATTATGACCAGGAGTAATTAAATGATTTACATCCACTTTATCCGCAGAAAATCGAATCATTCCTCCATTATATTGTTTATTAATAATATTTAAAGGAAATACAAATTCAATATTTCCATCAATAGTGTATTGTGCCACTTTATCAGAATATGTTATTTCTGAAAAATTTTTCCACCCTTTAGATGTTAAAATTTCTGTATCAGACGAAAAACAATCCCCTTGCGTAAAGAACCGAAAGATTTGTGTTAAAAAATATCTTTCATTATCATTTAATTTATTATTCCAATCTTTAACATCGTCAATCATAGAAACTTCCGTATGAAGCCAATGTGATTGTTCTGATTCTAGAAACGCATCATACGCCCATGGGTATGAAAATGGTTTAAAATAATTTCTTTTATCTGTTAGTTTAATTTTACTCATATCAATTAGCCCTCACATTGGATGCATTCGTTTTCATCATTATTCATTTGTAATTCTGGAATTTCTTCAATTACATTTCTCTCGATTTGTTCAGATAGATTATCTGCTCTTTTTAATTTTTCACTTCTACAATAATACAATGATTTGATACCAAATTTCCAGGCCAGAAAATGTGTATTATGTAATTTTTGTATTTTTACATTTGGTGGTAGAAATATATTAATAGATTGTCCCTGATCAATATATTTTTGTCTCATTGCTGCTAATAGAATAATCCAATTCTGATCAAGTTCCATGGCAGTTTTAAATACATTTTTCTGATGTTTAGTCAGAAAACTTAGATGTTGAACTGATCCATTATTAGATGCAATATTTCTCCACATATCCTCAATATCTAAATTCAATTCCGCACATTTTTTCACTAGAATTTTATTTAGAAATTTATTTTTATTTAATCCCGCACCAGATAAAGTATCTTGTCTGTATGCATTAGCTGAAAATGGTTCGATAGATGGTGAGGTATTACCCATAATAATAGATGTAGATGCATTAGGAGCAACACTCATTACATGTGATAATCTATTACCTGTTCCCTCTGCATCTGGGGCTTCGCCGCGTTCCTTACCTAATCTTTTATTAGCAACATCACATTGTTCCCTAATATGTTTGAACATTAGATTATTAATATTAATCGCTGCTAGACTTTCAAATGCAATATTATTTTTCTGAAGATATGCATGAAATCCTAATGCACCTAAACCAACTGATCTTTCTCTAGTAGCAGAATAAATTGCTCTAGAAATTGCCTGTGGTGCATCATCAATGAATGTCTGTAATACGTTATCTAACATTTCCATAATATCAGAAATGAATAATTCATTATCTTTCCATTCATCAAAATATTCTAATCCTACTGATGATAGGCAACATACTGCTGTTCTATCTTTATTAGTGGGCAATTCTATTTCGCTACAAAGATTCGACTGTTGAATTTTCAATCCTCTATCTTTTAACCAATATGGTAAACCTTTATTAGCAGTATCAATAAAATGAAGATATGGTTCGCCAGTATCAATTCTAGTAGTCATAATTTTCTGCCATAATTGTCTAGCAGAAATAGTATTTTTTACTTTTCCATTAGGGTCCCTCAATTGCCAGGAATCATCATAATTTTCATATTTCATGCAATTTTCAATAATTTTCATAAAATCATCAGTAATATTAATGCCATGATGAATATTTGGTGCCCGCATTCGGGGATCGCCTGTTGCTTTACGCATATCAATAAACATTTCGATATCAGGATGATCAATATTTAAATATGTTGCGAATGAACCACGTCTACTTGTGCCTTGTTTATATGCTAATGTTGCAGCATCATAAATTTTAAGATGTGGCATAATACCTACAGATAATTCATCTGCTGATCTAATATCAAAACCAATTCCAACACCACCACCAAGCATTGATAACCAATTAGTTTCTGATAATGTATCTACTAACCCTTCCTTACTGTCGTGCAAATAGGGCAGATAGCAGGAAATAGGAAGTCCATTTTTAGTTCTTCCATATGATAACACTGGTGTTGCGTATGATAACCAATGTTTAGAACTATAATCATATAATCTTTGTGCGTGTTCTGGATTTGAACTGAATTTCTGTGAAACGTATGCAAATCGTTCCTGGGGTGATGTTTCCTCGGGTCGCATATATGATTCTTTAAGTCTAGTAATACCTAATTCATCAAATAAATTATCACGAGTTTTATCAATTTTAATCATCTATTTTCCTATTACTATTTTTATGGTAGAGTATCTATTATTACTGAATAAAGGAAAAATGTTTCTTTATTTCTTTTTTCATTAAATCAGAAATAATTCTATGTTCTTTCTGGGAAGCCATTTCACTACGAATATCAGTATAATGAATAAACGATCTCAATGTTCCACTAAAATACATTCTAGTCATTAGATTACCTTCTGGTAATACACTTCTAGCATTTTCTTTTGCAATACCCAATTCAATTGCTCTATTATATTTTGATTCAGCAAATTCAATTACTTCTACTTGAATTTTATACCATTCCTCATTAATAGGATCGTTATCATCAACAATTTCAATTGAATTTTGTCTATTTTTATTATCTTGTAATCTTGCCTCTCTGGAAACAAATCCTAATTCTTTTGTTGGATCAGAATATCTTCCGCTAAACTCTTGAATCGAAAAAGATTTATGTCGGATAATTTGTCTTCCGATATCTCTTGTTGTATTAATTTCAAAACATAATGATACAATCTCAAATACTGACCAATGTTTATTTTTGATACAATAATTTAACAATTTTCCGCTAGTTAATGTATTCATTTGGTTTGATGGATTCGATACTCTAGCAGTATATGCCAGAAATTCCTCTGGTGTCAATCGACAATTTGTTAGAGGATTGATTTTTAATGGTTCTGTCATTGCGATCAGTTCTACTGATGCATAATCCCTATAATCTTTATATTTTTTATTTTTATCAATCATTATTTTCTGGTTTCTCCCATGCCCAATTTACAACAACCCAATCATCTATACACATATCTTCTGTGATCCATTCATGATCGGGACCAAATTCTTCTATCATCCTTTTACGCCACCATGGCCAATATGTTTTCAATATTTCTTCTCTGGTGATTTCTAAGGGACGTTCTTCACCTAATTCATTATATAAGTATATCATTTAACATTTTCTCCAATATTTCAATCTAAGTAATCCATCTAATGAAGAATGAATATTATTCTTAATAATTATTTTAATTTCATTCTCATTCATGCCTGACATCACCATATCATTTATGTCTTTATGGTGTAGATTATCCGGCCAGATTACCACTTTTACACCACGTTTTATACAATTTTCTATTTTATGGACAATCTCTTTATTGCGGGGTTCATTATCGTATATTACAATTCCATTAGTATATAAATTTGGAAGTATATTGTCATTGAATACAAAATCCGATCCACCCATTGCAATAGAATTATTTATAAACATAGAGTCAAATGGACCCTCGGTTATATAATATTCTTTATTGAAATTAATTGTATCAAGACCAAATATTTTAGGATAATCTTCATTGATTACTATCGAAAAATATTTTGGTTCTATCTTAGGATTAAATGCTCTACCCTGAACAACAAACACTTCTTTCTTTTTATTGAAGAATGGAATTACCAATCTCGGTTCATCACTATTAAGACTAAATTTATCTGGAAGTAGAGTATTAATCCATTCTCTAAATTTAGGAGCATAATATAACTTATGGTGATATTGTGTAGGAATTTTCCTATTCTCTACATACAATTTAGCTGAATGGGTATGTTTTAATTGTGAGATTTTCTTTAAACCATTCATGATGATATTCACACCAATAAATTTTGGTTTGCTCATCACCACATCTGGAAGTTTAGTATTATTTCTATGAACTTCTGTTGTAATTTCTAGAAATAATTCCTGACAATACTCATCATAGAGTGTAGTATTATATTGTTTTAGGAAATTCTTAAAGGACATACTTGCACTACAGTTATGACAATAGAGAAAATATGAACTACCTTTCTCAAAGAAATAACATCTAGCCTTTAATTTATTAGTTGAACTATCTCCACATATTGGACATGAACAATTAGCTAGATTATTAGATTTCCATCTAAAATTTCTTAATGCCGAACTATTTAAATTTACATATTTTTTATCTAACCATATACTCATACTCTCTCCCAATTGAACTATAAGGAGAGAGTATTATATCGTATGTCGGTTAATCTGTCAACAACTATAGTTTTAGGATAAACTTGTATACTAGAGGCATAATGAACATTAATACAGCTAGAATACCTGTGGCATACCATTTAAATTGTTCTAAGCTAGTTACTCTTTTTGCAATTTCTTTAACATTTTCATTGTCATGGATTTCTGATTTTTCCTGATTTACTAATTTAAAATCATGCATAACAATAGTTTCTTTTAGTGATGCCAATACTAAAGAAAGTCTATCCATAGTATTTTCTAATCTAGTGAAAAATCCTACCAATTGTGCCTGCTCCTTTTCAATGATAGCTAGGCGGGTATTTAAATTATTAGGAATTTCCGTTTCCATTATTTTTTATCCCCTATTAGAACATCTATTTGTTTCGTTTTCATAAATGATCCATTACTTGATCCAAAATAATAACTAAAAATAACCCCTATAATAGCATCCAAAGTCCCTAACGTTCTCATAATAATTTCCCGCATCTCAGCAGGTAGTGTTTGTCCTGATACTACTAACCATATTTGGATAAAGGCATATACTATTAATATAAAATATGCTAAATATTTATTAGTATTATCCTGAGTATTTATTTCTCTGCTTCTAGCATTACTTCTATCATTAGTATCTAGAGAAATAACATCAATTTCCAATTGTTTCATTTGCAATTTGAAATTAGTTTCTAATTCTTTTAGTTTTAATAAAGTTTCTGGATTAGCCTTAGCTATTTCTTCATATACTTTGTCTTCGGGAGTATCTTCACTTAATCCTAATACTCCGGCTAATGATCTGACAGCCATTCCAGCTAGTGGGCCACCTAATGCCGTAGCGATAGTTGGAGCTACCGTTCCTAATATATTTTTAGCCGCTCGTAGTAATTCGTCCATCTTCCTTATCCTTATCCTTTTTCTTTATTTTCCTATTTTTTATACGAGATAATAAAGAAACAGATAGAAGCATATCTTTTCCTGCTATAGCAGGACCAGTAACATTTACAGGAACTTCGGATTCTTGAACTAATAAAGATGTTTTAGTATGTAGAGGTAAATTTTTATTCATGAACATTTCTGAATTATTTTTCTCTAGAGATTTTTTAATTTTTAATACAATCATGTCAAATTGAGTAAAATACTTTAAATGATTTCTATCCATATGTTTTCTAGAAATTAAGATATTTCCATTTTCATCAATAATTTTGCATTGATACGCTGGCCAATCTTTAAATGGGACTAATAATCTACTTAATAATTCATATGAATAGACATTATTTAAATCTATTCTATCATTATAAAGTGGATTTTTAATGATTCCATTTACTCTTAATGTATTTTCTACTGATCTACTATTATTCATCTTTTAATCGTCCTAAGAATCCTAATTACTCCTTCATCCATTTCTATATCGTTAATATAAATATTATTATTATTATTTATATTAATTATAACTTCCGGTAGTGTGTTTAACATCACTAAAAATGGTTTTAGGATTGTATGGTATTTATCTAATTTTAGAAACAATATTCTATTGAGTGCCGTTTTATTGAATACGTTATACAACACAGTTAAATGATTTAATATTAATCTGTATTGCAATTCTTCAGTTCTTAAATATTTATTAAAAATTCGTTTAATATAAATTATTCGCTCTAAATCTTCATAGAACTCTTTAGTTCCCATAGAATTAATATTTTCATAATTTCTTGCTGCATATAATAGATAATTATCATTGGTTAATATTTCATTGTGTAAATTATTATTCATAATTATCTCTATTAAAATGCGGTTAGAGAAATTCTTCGTAATGTATTATTTGCTGTTGATAAGTAAAGATAATTAGCATCATAAAACATTTTACCTTTAGTAATAGTAATACTACTATTGCTTGGTGTAGTATTATTTGTAATGATAAAATTATTAACTGTCAATATATCTACATTACTAAAAAAATTATTGACGGTCACTTTTTTTGTGACCGCCAAAGTATCAGGATTAGTAACCATTACTAAATAATCAGAATTTAATACTGAATTTGCTGTAGATAATTCCGTAATTTTTGGCATACTATATCCTTATGATTAATTATTAGGTATCAGGATATATAGTATCGTCAGAACCATCACTAGCAATTGTTCCCATGGCAACTAATACTTCTGTTTGAACACGTCCAGCCCTATTACCCGTTCCAACACTACGTAAAACCCAGCCAGAATGCGCTACGCCGGTATTTTTACCCCCACCAACAGCAACAGCCCCGGTAGCCTGAACGCCTTGTAGGGCATGTCCAGTTTGTGTTAAACCCTTGGTTAATGTAATACGATCGCCAGATTTAGTTTCGGTTAAAGCCACAACAGTTGAATTAGCAAATTGGATATAATAGTAATTCCCACTTGTTAATCCTGAAATTGCAGTATTAGTAGCACTACATTCATATTTAACTCTATCATCCGCAGCGAAGAATGCAGCAGAAGAAATGGTAATTACGCTATTTGCACCACCATTTAGACCGGCTGTTACTGCGGAATTACTATTAAATGTAGTATTTGCTGGTGCGGCAATGGAAACTGATGGCGGTAATTTATAAGCACTTCCAGCAGTAGATACATTTAATGCACTAATTTTACCAATTGAATTCGCAGTAGCATTGGCAACGGCAGATGTTCCGCCATTAACAGCAGTTAAAGTAACAACTGCATTTGCTGTATATCCACTACCAGTAGTAATTACAATTCCTTGAATTACTCCGCCAGAATCAATTCCTACTTCTGTAGTGTCAACGGCAAATTGTCCAACTGATTTACCAGTTACGATCCCGCTCACGCTTACATTACCATATAATGCAGTCCTATTTGCGGCATTTGCAGTTACACCAAATTGTGCTGGTGCATAAAATACTGAGTTTGCAGCATTATCTGTTTTATTCCATTGAGGCATCTTATTTTCTCCTAGCTACGGCTAAAAATTGTTTAAATGATGATCGCATTAATTTTGCGGCCTGTGCTTTTTCAAATGCACTTAACCCATTATAATATCTTAATGCTAATTTTGCTAATGACGGAGAAATATTCATAGTAGTTTTATCCTCAAAATTAAATGGCACTTCAACATCATTTTGAGCTGCTCTTTGTAATGATTTAACTATTCTAACACTAGATGCGATTTTGCCTGTATGTGTGGCATTACCTTCGGATTCACTTAATGCATCAAAATCAATTTCTTCTTCCTCGTTAACTGTAGGGGAAATTTCTTTCATTCTATTCTTAATTCGATCAACTGCACTTTCTTTTTCTTTTTTAAGTGGTTCTGCAACAGCCGGAGTATTACCTTTAACTAAATCAAGAGAAATACTATTTAAATCA